CGTAGCAGTCCGTCCTGTACGCTCTGGTACTGTGACGGCGGTAGTATCCAGAAACTTGTTATTGCATCCACGGAGGTCCAGTAAATGTCGGGTAACAACAACACCATCACTGCGGCGGATGCCATTGTCACGCTGACAGTGAATAATCTGTATCCCTCCGGCGTACGACTTCAGGGATTTGCAACAGATAACGTTTATGGCACCGATCCACTGGTACTGGCGGAAACTGCCCGCGGTATTGACGGTAAACTGTCCGCGGGATTTGTGTACAGCAACATTATCCAGACGTTTCATATCATGCCGGATTCCCCCAGCCGGGATATTTTTGATACCTGGTCAACCACATCCCGGGCCAGTCGGGCTGTATTCCGTTGTAACGCTGTCGTCCTGCTTCCGGCGATTGGCCGTAAATATACCTGCGTGAATGGCGTACTCAAACAATGGAAAGCGCTGCCTGATGCAGCTCGTACGTTGCAGCCAGGGCAGGCGGTTATTGAGTGGGAAACCATTACTCCGGAGGTTTTTAACTGATGGCCCGTAAAGAGAAATTTATCACTATTGAAGGTCAGGGACGGGATAAGGGCAAGGTATTTCATCTTACCGAAATGTCTGCCTCACAGGCGGAATGGTGGGCGATGCGTGCCATTATGGCAATGGGGCGTGGTGGCGTGGAGTTACCGGATGATGTTCGTAGTCTGGGGATGGCTGCGCTTGCCCTTGAAGGGCTGAAAGCATTATCGAAAATTCCGCCTGATGAGGCGCGTCCGTTGATGGATGAAATGATGGACTGTGTGCAGTTTGTTCCCGATCCGAAAAAACGCAGCATCCGGAGACCGCTTGTTGAAGAGGATATTGAAGAAATCATTACCCGTCTTAATCTGCGTGCGGAGGTCTTTAAGCTGCATGTGGATTTTTTCGCTACCGTCGTCAGCTAGATATCCCCCCCGCGTTATCTCGACCCCCGACAGACCGTTCGGGGTGTGGATTACGTTAATGTTCCCCGTACCATTGCGACCGTTATCTCCTCCGGTAAGGCTTCAAAAGCTGAACTGGATTCTGTCCTTGGTGTGCAGGACTTATGGGATCTGCTGGAAATAATTCATGTGGATGCCCATAACGAACAGGTGATACAGGAGAACAGAAATGGCGCAGGTACTTGATGAGCTTGTTCTGTCCCTCGGGATTGATGACAGGGACTTTACTGCCGGGGAACAGGCAGTACATGCTGCCCTTAACCGGCTCACGACGGTGATGGAAGGTGTCGCTGACACATTCAGTCAGGGACAGAAGAAAACCAGTGAATCACTGGAAAAACCGGAAAAGATGCTGATAAGACGGCCCGTCGAATGGAAGATGCCGGGAAACGGGCGTCCCGTTTTTTTTCAGGGATCCGTAGCGAGATTCTGGCTCTTGCGGGTGTCAGTCTGACGCTGGGGGGGCTGAAGAACCTGGTAACAGGTTTTGCCCGTGATCTGAACCGTCTGTCCGTGGAATCTGATGCTTTTGGCATGAAGGCCAGAAATCTGGACGGATGGTTACGGGCTGCGCGGGCAAATAATGTTGATGAAGGGGAAATGTCTGGGGCATTTTCCCGGCTTGCAAATGCAAAAGCGGCCTTCAGAGCCGGAAGGTCCTTTGATCCTGTGTTACAGGATTTGTTTCAGGTTGCAGCCAGGGCGGGCATTAGTGTTGATTTAAATACTGACAGCACTGAAGCCATCATGCGCAACTGGCGGTTATTTTTCCGCGACTGACAAAGTCCGAACAAACTGCCTACGGCAACGCGCTGGGCTTCAGTTATGCCGGACAGCAGTTTCTTGGCTCCGGTCATGCGCTGAAAGATGTGGACGAATTTACTTCCCGTTCGCAGGTTACGCCGGGGCGTATAGCGCTGGCCCGTAAGCTACGAAAAGAGCTTGTTGAGCTCGATCAGACCTGGTCCGGCATCGGGATGACGATTAGCACCGCGTTGATGCCGTACGCGCTGAAGCTCAGCCACTGGCTGGAGACACTCGGTGACTGGATGCAGCAACATCCGGAGGAAGTGAACAGGTTTATCACCACATTTCTGAATGACGTTGAGTCAGTGGCCTCCCTGGCGAATAAGGCTGCCGGAGAACTGGGGGGCTGGCAGAATGTCATTATTACGCTGATCGGGCTGAAAGTGGCGTCATGGGTGCGGGGGCTGACAAAAGCCCTCAGTGGCCCCGGAGGCCTTCTTTTTGCGATAACGGCGCTTTACCCGGTTGTTGACGGATTACTGACATCCATTGTTGGCAGGGAAAATAAGGACTGGCTGGATTCACATGGTTTTTTCTGGGCTTCAGACGGGACTTTCTTTTTCAATAAGAAAGAGATGGAGACGTATCAGACAAAACTGGATGCCGGAGAAAAGCCTGGCAACATCACCCGGGCACAATCACCCACAGTATGGCAGCAGGGCATGCTGGATACTCAGGCTTCTCAGGCAACCGGGAGGGAAGCAGCCTTCGGTGAATCCTGGCTACAGGGTATGCGTGCGACGCAGGAAAAACTCGGTAATGCCATGCAAAACCGCCAGCGACCGACGAAGACCGGGGAAGCCCTGTTAGGCTGGCTGCAACCGAAACTGTCTCAACTGGAGGAAAAATATAACCTGCCGCCCGGACTGCTGCGCAGCGTTGCGATCACCGAATCCCGTGGTAATCAGTTTGCCGTCTCACCTGCTGGTGCGATGGGACTGTTTCAGTTCATGCCGAAGACGGCCAGTGAATTTGGTCTGAGGGGGAACGATGCCTTTGATCCCGAAAAAGCCGCTGATGCCGCCGCGAGAAAACTTGGTGGCCTGATACGTTTTTTCATGGCGATCTGGCTAAGGCTCTGGCGGCATATAACTGGGGAGAGGGAAATGTTCAGCGTAAGGGACTGGCTGCTGCTCCGGAGGAGACCCGCAACTATATTCCGCGGGTGCTGGCGAACCTGCCTTATCCGGGTGCGGCAATGGCCATACGGTCGCGCCATCCTGCGCCTGTATCGCAGTCCACCGTAACGGAAACCACGCATATCGGGACACTGAATGTCACCACAACGTCGGACAATGTGAAGGGTATTACCGATGACGCACGTCGGCGTATCACGAATTCGGCGCTTGTGTCGGTTTATTCCAGCGGGGTAACAGGATGAGTTTTTCTTTCGATAATATTTCCCTGAATAACTTTTCGCTCAGTGAAAGTAACGTACTGAGTGCGGTTCGTGGCGGCGGTGTCCTGGGACTCATTAACAGTGTACTGGCACCGTCATTCGGTATTTATTACGCACGGAATGATCCGGCAGGTGCCCATCAGAAGGGTGGCAAACCTTTCTCCCCGGATTCTTTTGTTGTCGTTGAGGTGGGCGCGGAGGCTTCTGTTTCCACCGTCCCCGTGGAGCAGGGGGCTTATACCACCTTTAATAAAATCCAGAGATCGCCGGAACTGCATGTGACTTTCACTGTAGAGGGGTGGACGGCCTTTTCCGGATCCGTCCCGAACCTGACAAATTTTTCCACCACCTCGCGGACGAATGTGCTGGAAACGCTTGAAAGGATGCGTACCACGGCAGGACTCTACGATATTGAGACGCCGGACAAGACATGGACATCCTGCGACCTTGTGAAATATGACTACCGAATGCGAAGTAATAATGGTCCGACCTTACTGACGGTTACTGCGGTATTTCAGACCGTAATGAATACAGGAGAGGTGTCAGTGGGAAGTACGGATAAGTCGTCTCCCACGGACAACGATAAAGCAAAAGGGGCCGCATCGGTTAAAACGCAGCCAGTTACGGCGTCGGTGACACAACCGTCAGACGCTGACAGACGAAGCGCCACGAACAGGGGGATCACCTGATGCTGGAAATTGTTTTATCTCCCGTTAAAGCCCAGCAGTTTACGGTGACACTGGGCGCTCAGGTCTGCACCATTCGCCTGAATCAGCGTACTACGGGGATGTATATCGATATCATTGTTAATGGTGAACCGTGCCTGTATGGCGTGCTGTGTCTGAATAATAACCGGATTGTCCGGTACGGATACCTGCCGTTTCAGGGGGACCTGTTTTTTACCGACACGGAGGGGAATAGTGACCCTGACTGGCGGGGGCTCGGATCCCGGTACGGCTCTACTGGCTGTTACCTGAGGAACTGATATGAGCTACAGACAACGTAAAATAACGGTGGAGTTCACTCTTTCAGACGGACGAACGTTTGGTAATGGCCAGGGCAATATGCTGACCATTACCGACGCAAGCTGTTTTGCCAGTATTGGCGTATATGGAGGGGTGGCTGGTACACAAATCACGCTGTATATCGTGGGGAATGTCACCGGCGCATATGACGAATTTAAGCTGGCGCGGTGTGTGGCGACAGGAGCAGAGTACCGCAAATAAAATGCGGCTGTGGGCCGACGGGCGGCTTATTTTTGAAGGTGATATTACTGATGCATACGCCGACTACAACCAGGCGCCGGATATTCCGCTCATTCTGACAGGACAGATTCATTTTAATCTGCGTAATCAGCCGGCGGCAGATTTCAGCGCAAAGGGCGATGTTGCGGTTGCAGATATTATCCGTGCGCTGGCGTCAACTGTCGGGCTTGGATTTGAAAACCAGGGGGTCAGCCGCAGTCTGTCTGACCCGCATTTTTCCGGTAATGTTGTACAACAAATGCTGGATGTCGCTTCAGCCGCCGATATTAACATTGATCTGGGGAATGTGGAGAAAGTCACCATCTGGCCGAAAGGGCAGAACCGGAATATTCCGCCGGTACTGATTTCGCCGGATCACGGACTGACTGGCTATCCGGTTTACACCATGACCGGACTCAGCGCCACCACGATATTCTGCCCCGATCTCTTTACTGGCAGGCCAGCGCATCTGGAATCGTCACTGCCTGATATGACGGGCGATTATACGATCACAGGGGTGATACACACCATTACTTCGCGAACCGTGGGCGGTCCGTGGAGTTCCAACTGTACCATGATGAGGGCTGAAGAAAATGGCACAACCACTCAGTAACCCGACAGACGTGAACAGCGAAATCAATGCACAGGACTTTATGCTGCGGCAGTTTCTCGGACGTCATGCGTTTATCACTCTGGGACGGGTGGTAGCCGTGGAAGAGGAATTTATTGAGGCCCGACCGATGGTAATGGGCGTTGCAGCAGACGGTTCCCCGGTTGAACATAAGGTGATTTATAACATTCCCGTATGGCGACTACAGGGGGCGGTAATGCGGTGATTATGCCGCCACATGTGGGGGATATCGGTTTTCTTGCCATCTGCGATCGGGATATCAGTGCGGTAAAAGCCACGCGTCAGGCTGCGATGCCGGGATCAAAGCGTACCCATAATTATGCTGATGCCATCTGGCTGGGTGGCGTGCTCAACGGTGATCCCGTCCAGTTTGTGGTATTTGATGACAACCAGATACGGATTGTATCTCCCTGGAAAGTGGAGATATCTGCGCCTGAGGGTGTGATTAATGCGCCGAAAAGCTTCACCGTTAACTCACCACAAATTGCGCTGAACGGCGATACCGCCGTCAGTAAGGGGCTTAACGTTACCGGGCAGTCCAGGCTTTCCGGCGGTTCGAACATCGGGGGTATTGATTTTGGAAACCACGTTCACGGCGGCGTTGAGTCCGGCGGCTCAACCACGCAGGGACCCCGGTAAACAGGAGAAAACATGCAGTCACGATCACTTCTTCTTGACACCGGGACATGGGATATCCTGCTTGATGATACCGGAAATCTTGCCATTACTGATAATCCCCATGCGGTAGCTCAGGATGTGGCGTGTGCGTGCAGTACTTTTCTGGGGGAGTGCTGGTACGACTCAACGGCTGGCATACCTTACTGGCCACGCATCCTCGGACACTGGCCCGGCACACAACTGGTGAATGCCACTCTGCAACAGGAAGCACTTAAACTGCCGACCGTGAGCGCCGCTGTCTGCCAGGTCACAGCTGATCAAACCCGGACAGTAACAGGTGTGCTGCGTATTACAGATACCAATAATGACATTTTTACGGTATTGCTATGAGTGAAAATAAATCTTTTTCTACCGCAGTGCCCGCTGTACAGATTTCGGATCGCGGGCTGAATGTGCCGGATGAAGCGGATATTCTGAGCGGCAGGCTTGCTGATTTTTCGGCGGCGCTGGGCGGGGCCATGAGTACCAGTCTGAGCAGTCCGCAGGGACAACTTGCATCCAGCGAAAGCGCCATTATTGCGGATAAAAACGACCAGTTGCTGTATATCGTTAACCAGATCAACCCTGACTTTTCCAGTGGTCGCTTTCAGGATGCAATAGGCAGGATTTATTTCCTGGAGCGCCGTGGGGCCACAGGTACGACAGTAACAGCGACCTGTACCGGGCTGGTTGGCACGCTGATCCCGGCGGGCAGTATGGCGCAGGATGAGGCCGGTTATAAGTATGTCAGTCAGTCAGACGTCACTATCGGCGCATCAGGGCAGGTTGATGCGGTATTTCTGAATTTGTCCACCGGCCCCGTCGGCTGTCCTGTGGGGACGCTGAATAAAATTTATAAGGCAATACCTGGCTGGTCAGGTGTCACTAACGCCCGTGCCGGTGTGCCGGGCAGCGATGAGGAAACCCGTGCGGACTTTGAAAACCGCCGACGTAATTCAGTTGCCCGTAATGCCCGGAATATTCTGGAAGCCATCCGGGGTGAAATACTCTCCACGGTGGAAAACGTGGTGGATGTTTACGTCACCCATAATCCGAAAAAAACAGAACAAAAAGCCGGAGTCAGTCAGTATCCATTAACACCCGGTTCGCTTTATGTTGGCGTGTACGGCGGCAGCCCGGCAGATATCGCGGCGGCCATCTGGCGTAAGGTTCCGCCGGGTATTGATATGAATGGCAACACAACGTTCACTGTTGCAGATAAGGAGTACGATCCGCCGTATCCTGAATACGTGATCAGCTGGCAGACACTCAAACCCGTCAGTCTGCATGTCAGTGTGACGCTGAAAAAAAGTGACTACCTGCCTTCAGATATTACCCGACAGGTACAGCAATCCGTGCTGGACGCATTTAATGGTACAGATGGTGGTCTGCGGGCAAGAGTTGCCTCTGTTGTCTCTGCCGGGCGCTACTATGCCGGCATTTACAAAACCGATCCGGAACATATTGATATTCTGGGCCTTACTGTGAGCCGTGACGGTTCGTCATGGACAACGGCTGTCACTTTCGGGATAGATGAGATTCCGGTTCTGGATGTGTCGGATATCAGTGTGAAACTCCAGGAGGCATAACGTGCAGAATGTGGCTGCCACTGTGCTTGCGCAGTATGCTGCCAGCCCCCGACTCAATGCCCTCATTAACAGCTTTAACGCAGCGCTTTCCCCCGACAGTTTTATCAGTGATTTTTATGGTCTTATCTGGAACATCGATACCGCAGAAAAGTATGGTCTTGATGTCTGGGGAAAGATTGTGGGTGTCAGTCGCCGGCTGACGGTAAAGGACGATTTTAATTACCTGGGCTTCAGCGAGTCCAGGATGGACACCCCGGTAATGGATGATCCCTGTCCGTTTAATCAGGCACCGTTTTACAACGGAAAATCGGATACCCGGACTGTTGACCTGTCTGATGCTGTATACCGGCGGCTGATACTGATGAAAGCCATGTCGAACATTACTGACTGTTCCGTTCCGGATATTAACCGGATGCTGAGATTTATGTTCGGAAAAAAACGCCGGGCTTATGTTCTGAATAATGGTGGATTGAGGATGAGTTACATCTTTGAGTCCGCGCTCTCGTTGGCAGAACTGGCGATTATCCAGTCGTCGGGTGCACTGCCATCCCCGCCGGGTGTTTATGTTTCAGTAGTTTTAAAGGAGTCCCGTAATGAAGGCCAGTGATAAACCCCGCCAGCTGGCGGTCCCCTTTGCGAGTACCGGAGATAAAAACCGTATCCCGGACAAGGCGACACAGCAGACCAGAGAGAGCGGTAATGCTGCGTATGATTCAGGTTTTCCTCCGGTGACCATGACAGCGGTCTCAGCGGGAGGTATACCGCCACACGGCAAGGATTTTAACGGTCTGATGTACGATATTACCGCAGCAATACGGTTCGCCCAGGCTGGCGGTTTGTACACGTATAATGCCGGTTTTGCGGGGGCCATTGGTGGATATGCAAAAGGAGCCATTCTCGCCGGAGTCGCAACAACAGCGGTCTGGCTGAATACCACAGACGATAACCTGACCGATCCTGAAGGCTCCGACAGTGCGGGCTGGGTAAATCTTCTTGAGGATCCGAAAAGGATATTCCTGCGGCAGAAGAACAATCTGTCAGACCTTCAGAATAAAGGGACGGCACGGGATAATCTTCAGGTTTACAGTAAAGAGCAGTCAGATCAACGCTATGTTCATCAGGAAGGCGATACCTTGTCCGGTGGACTGACTTTTGAAAACGACTCAATCCTCGCCTGGATTCGGAATACTGACTGGGCAAAGATTGGTTTTAAAAATGATGCCGACAGCGATACTGATTCATACATGTGGTTTGAAACGGCGGATAACGGTAATGAATATTTCAAATGGAGACACCGCCTCGCTGGCGGCCGGGTTAAAGACCTGATGAATCTCAAATGGGATACACTAAATATTCTGTAGACTGGCCCCCTGAATCTCCAGACAACCAGTATCACTTAAATAAGTGATAGTCTTAATACTAGTTTTTAGACTAGTCATTGGAGTACAGATGATTGATGTCTTAGGGCCGGAGAAACGCAGACGGCGTACCACACAGGAAAAGATCGCAATTGTTCAGCAGAGCTTTGAACCGGGGATGACGGTCTCCCTCGTTGCCCGGCAACATGGTGTAGCAGCCAGCCAGTTATTTCTCTGGCGTAAGCAATACCAGGAAGGAAGTCTTACTGCTGTGGCCGCCGGAGAACAGGTTGTTCCTGCCTCTGAACTTGCTGCCGCCATGAAGCAGATTAAAGAACTCCAGCGCCTGCTCGGCAAGAAAACGATGGAAAATGAACTCCTCAAAGAAGCCGTTGAATATGGACGGGCAAAAAAGTGGATAGCGCACGCGCCCTTATTGCCCGGGGATGGGGAGTAAGCTTAGTCAGCCGTTGTCTCCGGGTGTCGCGTGCGCAGTTGCACGTCATTCTCAGACGAACCGATGACTGGATGGATGGCCGCCGCAGTCGTCACACTGATGATACGGATGTGCTTCTCCGTATACACCATGTTATCGGAGAGCTGCCCACGTATGGTTATCGTCGGGTATGGGCGCTGCTTCGCAGACAGGCAGAACTTGATGGTATGCCTGCGATCATGCCAAACGTGTTTACCGGATCATGCGCCAGAATGCGCTGTTGCTTGAGCGAAAACCTGCTGTACCGCCATCGAAACGGGCACATACAGGCAGAGTGGCCGTGAAAGAAAGCAATCAGCGATGGTGCTCTGACGGGTTCGAGTTCTGCTGTGATAACGGAGAGAGACTGCGTGTCACGTTCGCGCCGGACTGCTGTGATCGTGAGGCACTGCACTGGGCGTGACTACCGGCGGCTTCAACAGTGAAACAGTACAGGACGTCATGCTGGGAGCGGTGGAACGCCGCTTCGGCAACGATCTTCCGTCGTCTCCAGTGGAGTGGCTGACGGATAATGGTTCATGCTACCGGGCTAATGAAACACGCCAGTTCGCCCGGATGTTGGGACTTGAACCGAAGAACACGGCGGTGCGGAGTCCGGAGAGTAACGGAATAGCAGAGAGCTTCGTGAAAACGATAAAGCGTGACTACATCAGTATCATGCCCAAACCAGACGGGTTAACGGCAGCAAAGAACCTTGCAGAGGCGTTCGAGCATTATAACGAATGGCATCCGCATAGTGCGCTGGGTTATCGCTCGCCACGGGAATATCTGCGGCAGCGGGCTTGTAATGGGTTAAGTGATAACAGATGTCTGGAAATATAGGGGCAAATCCATTCTGGTTAATGCCGTCATTAATGGTTGTCTTGGAATTGGTACGACGAATGCGTTAGGTGGAAGTTCAATCGTTTTAGGAGATAACGATACCGGGTTTAAACAAAATGGCGATGGTCTGCTTGATGTTTATGCGAATGGTCAGCGAGTATTCCGTTTTCAGAATGGTGTGACTATTGCTTTTAAGAATATTCAGGCCGGAACTGCCAGAAAATTCACGTTATCCAGCGCCAACAACTCCACGAAAAATGCAGCGTTTTATTTGTGGGGTAATCCATCCAGGCCTGTTGTTGCAGAGCTTGGTGATGATTCAGGCTGGCATTTTTTCAGCCAGAGGAATACAGATAACAGCATCACGTTCGCCGTAAACGGACAGGTAATTCCGTTAAATTACGGAAACTTCGATGCCCGCTATAAACATCGAACTGAGGGGGTACAGGATGTGCGGTATGGCCATGAAATGTATTACAACCCTGGCAGCAACACCGTTTCATGGACGTTTCGATCACCTTCGGGACACGGGCTGTCAGGGATATCGATATCGGATACCGGCCGTAACTCAGCGGATAACGTCAACGGTGTGTATTACCGACCGCTGCAAAAACTGATTAATGGCACCTGGTATAACGTAGCGAGTATTTAACAATGTTGCATTTAAAAAATATTACTGCGGGTAATCCGAAAACAGCAGAACAATATCAGATGACAAAACGATATTCGGTCACCTGGCTTTTTTCAGAAGACGGAAAAAACTGGTATGAAGAGCTGAAGAATTTCGCCAGCGACACAATAAAAATAGCTTACACCGGAGATGGTCGCGTGGTGTGGGTCGGTAAGGATGTGACAGGCATCGAGCCACGCAATGCCAGCGTTATCGAAGTTCCGGATATTACCGCTAACCGACGGATTACCGCGCCGGGTTACTGGTTTTACCGCAATGATGAATTTGTCTTTGACTACAGACTCAAAGCGGAAGATGAGCGTGATGCCCTTCTGGCTCAGGTCAGTGCCCGGACAGGGGAATGGGAAGAAGACCTGCTGCTGGGGTTAATCAGCGACGAAGATAAAGAAAAGCTGAAAGCCTGTCGTATTTACGCGAAATCGCTGCAGGCGATGGATTTCAGTGTCATCACTGATAAAACCTCATACAACGCCATTGAATGGCCCGCCTCTCCGGAAATTTCTTCCTGATTTAATTTATCGCGAGAAAAACTATGTCTGTAGTGATATCAGGTGCGCTGACTGATGGCGCAGGTATCCCCATGTCCGGATACCATATTATTCTGAAATCCCGGGTAAACACCCCGGAAGTGGTGATGCACACTGTTGCTGATGTGGTGACAGGAAACGATGGTGAATACTGTTTCCATGCGCGGACTGGAAAATATGGTGTGTATCTGAAACAGGACTGGCACAACGAGTACAACGTTGGCGACATTGCTGTATATGAGGACTCAAAGCCCGGCACGCTGAATGACTTTCTGATTGCTCCTGATGAGGGCGACCTGAAACCGGATGTCGTCAAACGCTTTGAGGAAATGGTGGCGCAGGCGCAGCAGAGCGCCGGGGCCGCAGCCGGAAACGCACAGCAGACGGCGCAGGATGTGGCGGCAGCCGCAGGTTATGCCCGCGCAGCAGAACAGGCCAAAAATGACATTGATGCTGCGCTGACCGGCACTCTGAAAACGGCTAACCATCTGTCTGAAATCGCAGCAGCAGGCGAAAAGGCACAACAGAAGTCCCGGGATAATCTGGGGCTGAAAAGTGCAGCCACGATGGAAGCACAGAGCGACATTTACGACCGGACAAAAGGCCGTCTGGCGATACCCGGCGCATTCGGCTTTGGGCGTGCTTTTCTGCCTGAAGATGTTATCCGTTTTGACACTAAGAGTGATTTCCTGGCCTGGGTAAGGAATGCGCTGCCAGGTGAATATTCCGTTGCTGGCCCCTACGACATCATCATACCCGACACACGGTTTGAAGGGGTGCTCAGCATCCGGTGGACTGATGCACGCCCTGAGACAACAGAACCGAGGTACAGAGCCAAATCCCTTACTTTTTACGGCATTAACGGCCCCATTTATCACACCCGCTACTGCTACTGGCCCATATCCAGACTGACTGGCTGGGTGAAAATAAATATAACCACAGAAGATATTATTTACAGAATCGTGGCGAGCTCTGTCCGCAACAGATGGGGAGACCCTGACATTGGCGGGCTGATTATTGCTGCGTACCAGGGAGAAGCTGACGGTGATAAAGTCATCAGACTTGTCAGGGGGCAGTCATACAGAGGCTCACGACTGGGACCGGTGGGGATTTCAGTGCCCAGTACTCCCACCGGAACGTATATAGCATCCCCACAATTTTCATTACGGGATGTTCAGAGCATTCATTACCGGGGTCATATTGCGCCCTGTCCGGGGTGCCGGATGCACATGTCTCTGGCGCAATGCCCGGGCTTTTTATTCGCACATCGTGAGGAATGCACCGTGGAAATTAAAAAATCATTAATCCCCGTTATACCGAAAGTGGCGCAGTAGACTGTGACGTTTTTTTTGACGACAGGGACCAGGCAGTCCCCTACACAGCCACCGCTGATGATGTCGCACCGACGGGTCAGCGAATCTGGCAGGAACTGCAAAGTGGCAAATGGGGTGAGATAGCCCCATTCACTGTGACACCAGAAATGCTGGAAGCGGCCAGAGAGGCCAGACGTCAGGGAATTGAAGCATGGCGCACAGAACAGGAGGCGAAGCCGTTCACGTTTGAATGGAACGGTCGTATCTGGAATGCTGGTCCCGACTCACTGGGCCGCCTGTCCCCGGTAGTCATGCTGGCAAAATCTGTCACAGCACAAACACATATGGCGTGGAGCGATGCCGATAATCAGCAGGTGAAACTGTCGATGCCGGAACTGGAAGAACTGGCGGCAGCAATGGTGCAGGCGCAGGTCGATCGCAACGATGAGATTTATCGCCGTCAGCGTGAAATGAAAGAGGAGCTGAGCGGTCTGGATGATTTGGCTTCAATTCGGGCGTTTGACGTTGAGTAATGAATAAGCCGCAACTGGCGGAATCACAGAAGACCGCTTTGCTTACCGAAGCGGAGTCTGTCATCCGGCCGCCGGGGCGTGCTGTCAGGCTGAACAGGGAAACGGATGAATCCGGGGAGGCCCGGGGGCGGGCCTCTGTTTTTCCGGAGTCAGTCCGGTCTGTGGTTTATGCGATGTGATTATGAATGGTGCAGTTGTGAGCCGTTTTCAGGCAATCGCAGGGCCAGTACCTCGTCAGTCAGCTGACGGTAAATCTGCTGTTCAGTCTCACGCATCACCTGTGCACCGGCTTCCCTCTCCGCATCCGCATCACCGCTCAGACCTGATGCTTTCAGCCGGTCAGCCACCCTCTGAGGGTACTCATTCTCCAGCATCTCATATTTCTGCTCTTCTGCCAGCGCCCAGCGGTCAGCTTCCGTACGCTTCAGTACAGCATGCCATGGTCCCCAGAGGGAGAACCAGTCCGTAAATTCATTCTCTTCACGGCTTCTGACCATGGCTTCGGCAGTGCGGAGGTCATTTGCTGTCACTCCCGACACGCCATAGAAACGCATTTCCTTCACGGCAGTGGAGAGCTGAAGTTTCTCTGCGAGCATGGTCTGGAAGGCCAGGTAGACTTCTATCTCATCCACAAAATGGAGAGTTCTGACTTTATCCCGGGCAATGTCCTCCAGAATTTCGAGGCGGAACATTTCCCTGCCCAGGGAGAGCAGAGCGCCGGTATCATTATCGAAAAGGCCTTCTGATGCCTGATGGACCAGGTAGGGTTTCCGGAGATTGTTCCATGTGAGCGCGACACGGTCCTCACAGCTCTCAGTGGCATCAGCAGCAACAGCGAAAGACTGCTGTCGAAGCTCCGCAGAGGCACTGAGTTTTTCCAGCCATGCAGCGACCTGTTCACGGAATCCGGAGGTATTGCGTGCAGAGACGGTATCGGAAAGGCGGTCAAGGAACGCGGAAAAGGTGTTGGCATGCTCTTCATGTTCAAAAGCATGCCATATCTGTGATACATCAGATTGTTTGTTTTCCGGGAACCATGCTGTCACGGCATCAGCCAGGGGGCGATGGAGTGTA